GTGCGAACACCGCAGAAAAAATGTAGCTGGTTTTTTCTATTGTGGGTTGTGTGGATGCCCTTTAAAGAAAAAAGTATTTGCAGAAAATAAATCATCATGTCCAAAAAATAAATGGGTAATATAAAAAACAAGTTATATGATTAAACAAAACAAAAACGAAAAAGCAACTAAACTTACTGAAGAAGAACTTAAAGAGTTCAAAGAAACGTATGAAGGCTATCAAAAAGCTGTGTTCGATCTTGGTGTCTTAGAAGTTGAAATTGATGCTTTTAAGAAAAAACTTGATGAATTGAGTGGTGAAAGAATTGATCTACTCAACCACATTAACATTCTTAATACAAAGCAACAAGAAATTGGTAATAAGTTAGGTGATAAATACGGGCTTAAGCAAGTTGATTTAGAAACTGGCGAACTTAAGTAACCCCAGTTTAGTTTTGTAATGGTTTTAGAATATTTATAGTTAGAAAAAACCTATCAAAATTAAATAAACATACGAAATGGCAGAAGCAATTATCTCCCCTGGTGTATATACTAATGAAAATGACCAGAGCGCAGTATCACAAGGTCCTATCGTAGTTGGTGCCGCAATTGTTGGTCCAACTGTAAACGGTACTCCTTACGTACCAACCATTGTTACCTCATATAGTGATTTTATCGCTAAATTTGGTACTACTTTTAACGATGGTACTAATGGTGATTTAGAGTATTTTACCTCTATTGCTGCAAAAAACTACTTTGAAAATGGTGGTAACACCATGTTAGTAACCAGAATTACAAATACAGGAACTGGTAGCTCAGCATTAAACAGCTTTGCATCCTCTAGTGTACCATCAATTACTGCTAGTGTTGTTGGTAGTAAAGCTAATGTGTCTCTTGTATTAAACTATAGTACTAACGTTGCTGATTATCAGTACCTTCAGTTAGGTATTCCTACTCCGCTTCCTGGAAATAATTTTTACTTCCAGGTATCTCCTTGGTTAACTTTAGGACAATACTATGCATGGAATGATTTAGTATATGTTGGTACAGGTGGAAGTACAGACGTTGACGTTATTGGTAATGCAATTAGTGGTGCTTTTAACTACAATGGCAACCAATACACATCAGGTCTTTTAACTGCTTCTTACAATGCCGGTACTAACACATTAACTATAACTTCAGTTGATGATGGTATTACTCCTAACAGTAACTGGTTCCTTAGTTCTTCTTTAGATTTCGTTGGTGACACAAATGGTGCTGTAGCATTATTCAGTGGTGGTACTGCTGGTATTCCTGCTAATTCATTTGTACTTGAAACATTAGCTTGGGGTGCTCAAATGAACAACCTAGGTGGTACTGTAATATCAGGTGCTTTACCAAGTGGTAGCGCTACAAACGTACGTTGGGAAGTAAACCAAGTTAACTACGATCAAGGTACATTTACCTTATTAGTTAGAAGTGGTAATGATAATAACAATCAAAAGAATGTTCTTGAAACATGGACTAACTTGTCTATGGATGTTAACCAACCAAACTATATCTCTCGTGTAATTGGTAATCAAAAACCAACTTATACTTATTCAACCGCTGACGGTCAAGGATATATTGATTTTGTTGGTGATTTTCCAAATGCTTCAAGATATGTTCGTGTACAAAGTGTTCCTTTGGCACAATACAATACAGTAAACAACAATGGTACTTATCAAGCTGCTCTTTATAGTGGTAGCTTACCAGTTATTGGAAGCGGATCTGTAAATGGTGCTTTCAATGGTGGTATTGTTGATACTAACTTATCAAAATTCATGTTTGAAAACATCGTTAGCGGTGTTACAAACGCTCAAGGATTTACTTCAGCTGACTACGCTACAGCATTAAACTTGTTAGCAAACACAGATGAATATCAATTCAATTTATTATTAACTCCAGGTTTATTCTTAGCTGGTGGTAACGCCGCAATTAATCTTGGTGCTAATAATGCTGATCCAATTGCGCTTTGCGAAGGTAGAGCTGATGCTTTAGCAGTAATAGACCCACTTCCTTATGGTGGTAGTATTACAGCTGCTGCAACCGCTGCAAATGCTTCTAATTCAAGCTATGGTGCTGCATATTGGCCTTGGTGTCAAGTATTCAGCTCTGCAATGGGTAGATTAGTATGGGTTCCAGCTTCAACTTTAATGGGTGGTGTATTTGCCTTCACTGATGAAGTAAGTGCTCCATGGTTTGCTCCTGCTGGTGTAACTCGTGGTGGTATTCCAAATGTAGTTAAAGTTGAAAGAAAGCTTTCATTAAACGATAGAAATACTTTATACGAAGATAATGTAAACCCACTCGCTACATTCCCTGGTGAAGGTGTTGTAGTATTTGGTCAAAAGACATTACAACAAAAAGCTACTGCTTTAGATCGTGTAAATGTACGTCGCTTATTAATTGCATTAAAAGGATATATTGGTGGTGTTGCTCGTAGCTTAGTATTTGAACAAAATACTGCTGTTACAAGAAATGCATTCTTGAACCAAGTAAACCCATACCTTGATAATGTAGTACAAAAACAAGGTTTGTATGCTTATAAGGTAGTAATGGATGAATCTAACAACCCACCAAGTGTTGTAGATAGAAACCAATTAATAGGTCAAATCTACATCCAGCCAACTAAGACAGCTGAGTTTATCATATTAGACTTCAATATCTTACCAACTGGTGTTGAATTTCCTGCCTAAGAAATATTTATAACAAACAACTATTAAATACAACATAAAATGCCTGTATTAGATCCAAACGAAATTATGTTTACACAGTATGAACCAAAAGTTCCTAATAGGTTCATCATGTACATAAACGGTATCCCATCATTCCTTGTTAAGGGTGTTAGCGCAGTAAGCTTCGATGATGGTGAAATTATATTAGACCATATCAACACTTATAGAAAAATTCGTAGTGGTAAAAGATTGTGGCAAGACATGACTTTTACTTTATTTGATCCAATTGCTCCATCTGGTGCTCAAGCTGTAATGGAATGGGCTCGTTTGGCATACGAATCAGTAACTGGCCGTGCTGGTTATTCTGACTTCTATAAGAAAGATTTAACATTCAATGGTTTAGGCCCAGTAGGTGACGTAGTATCAGAGTGGATTGTTAAAGGTGCTTTCATTAAGACTGCAAACTTTGACGATTACGATTGGTCTACTTATACTGAAGCTATTAACATTACTATGACTGTTGGAATGGATTATTGTATCTTAAACTACTAATCAGTAATGAAAAAACAAGAACTACAATCATTAGTACAAGAGTGTCGTGCTGAAGTACTAGAAGAAAGAAAAAAGAAAAGTAAAGGCGACGACGAATTTAAACGCGTTGATAAAGGTGTAAAAGGTAAAGTAGCTAAAGATAAAGGTGAAGAAGAAGTATACGGTGCTGGATATGCCGCTGGTGAAAAAGCAGCTAAAAAGAAATTTAAAAAATTAGCTGAAGCTTATAAGTCACTAAAAGAAGAAATGAGCATACTAGATAAGAAATAATTGAGTGATATGGTGTAATCACTCGTTGGAGAAAAGAACCCGGTAGAAATACCGGGTTTCTTTACCTAAAGATTTAAGTTTATTATATTTATATATATAAAAACAAAAATTAGTTTATGGCTGAATTAAAAATTCCAACAGAAACAGTTACACTACCATCAAAAGGTCTTGTATATCCTGAAGATTCACTACTTGCTAAAGGCGAAATTGAAATGCGTTACATGTCTGCTAAAGATGAAGACATATTAACCAATATTAACTTTATTAAGCAGGGCACAGCAATTGATAAATTATTAAAATCACTTGTTGTTACACCAATTGATATTGATGATCTAGTTACAGGAGATAAAAACGCCATTCTATTCTCAGCCCGTATCTTAGGATATGGTAAAGACTATTCATTTAAGTTTAGAAATGAATCGCTAGGTAGAGAAGATGAATACACAGTAGATTTAACTACACTTAAAGAAAAAACAGTTGATGAATCATTGTTTACTAAAGGTAAAAATGAATTTAAATTCACTCTACCTCAATCTGGCAATGTAATTACATTCAAATTATTGACTGGTAAAGACGATAAAGCAATTGAAGCTGAAATCAAAGGTTTACAAAAAGTAGATCCAAATGGTGCTTTCGAAAATACTACTCGTTTAAAGCACATGATTACATCTGTTAATGGTAAAGCAGATCAAGTATCAATTCGTGATTTTGTAGACAATTATTTACTTGCTCCTGATTCACGAGCATTTAAAAAATATTATAACGATATTTCTCCTGACATTGATACAGTTATCACAATCGATAAAGATGGTTACGTACAGGAGGGCGTAATCATACCAATTAATATTAACTTTTTTTGGCCTGACGCCTAAATATAGAGAGTATTTATTTACTCGCATACACGAAATAACGTTTTACGGCCAAGGTGGTTACGATTGGGACACAGTATATAACATGCCTATAAAGTATCGTGATTTTATTTATAAACAAATAAGAGAACACTACGAAAAACAGGCAAAAGAAACAGAAAAACAACAAAAATCAACAAAAGCTCGTCAACCTAACGTACCTAAAGTGCCTAAAGCACCAACATACACTGCGAAAGCGCCCAAAAAATAGGGCGCTTTCAATATTTATACCTGCAATAATTTACTATGGCTGTTACCCCAAATAACCAGAACAATCAAAATACTCCAAATCCACAGGATATAAAGAGTACACAAGAGGCATTGAATCAATACAATAGTGCTCTTAAGGAATCGGTTAACTTAGCCAAACAACTTTCAGATCAAGTAAGTAAACTTCCTTCAAGTCTTAATCTTTCTACTAGTGCAAATAAAAAATTAATTGAAGAAGTTAATAAATACAAACAAGAAATAGAACTTACAGAAAAACTTGTTAAAAAAGTAGCAAGTGGAAAAGCAAAAGTAGCTGATGTTACAGAG